AGCAGCGATACTACGTTTAATAACAGGAGCAAATGCGCCAGCAGAATAGTTGCCTGCAAGTTCCATGCTGTTAAACATAAAGCGTGGGAACGGAACAACAGCAGTCAAACCACTGCGTGTAATAAACGATGTAATCTGTCTAAACACAGGCACTTCAGGCTGCTTTGCATATGTAATGTCTAGTGCTTTGTCTGTAGCGTCTGCTACCAAGTCATTAAATGACCGCTTACCTTTAGGTACAAGGTCAGAGGCATCATTCATAAGGTCAGGCAGTCTTCCATTATTTAATGCCTGTACTAAATCAATGCCGTATTCTCTTTGCACAAGGCGTTCTAGTTCACCTGTAAAAGCACCCCTGCGTATAAGAAACTCCTGCCACCTGTTTGGCAAGTTCAGGATGTCAACACCTGCTTCAGCTTTATTTAATACAGCATCTACACCTCTACCAAACTTTGTTTTTGCCTTACCTGCGCCTGTGCTTTTACGAATTTCGTTAATAGTATTAAACATCATGTCAAATTGTGATGCATATTTGTCGTTGCTTAACACAAAATCAGTTATCTGTTTAGAGTCACGCATCTTTGTAGGGTCAAACATATAACGCATATGTCTAAAGCTACCTGTCCAGTTACCTTCACCCGGTTTAAATGTTTTAAGACCAGCAGCTAGACTGGTTGCTGGTCCTTTTGCGTTACTAAAATTATATAACGCAGTATCCATCATGTTACCTAAACCTTCAAGAGGCGCACGTGCAACAGCAGATGACAGGTTTCTACCTGCAGTAGCTAACTGCGATACCAAGAGTCCTCGCCTAATGTTTTCCACACGCACGATAAACTTCTGAAACCCATTCATGCTATCGAAGAATGCTTTTTCTTCTGCTGCACGTTTGGCACTGGCAGGTTTTACACGTTGAGAGATTTGAGAGAACTTGTTTAGTACTCTACCTGCTTCAGAAGCAGAGCCTAGCATCATTGTAGCATACTCTTCAAAGTTAATATCATACTTGTTGAGCAAGTCTAACAATTCATCTGCTGGTATGATGTCCTTGTTAACAGAAAACTCAAACAGATTATCCACCAAACCCTTTGACGGGTCATAAAGTTCTGGTTTTCTGTCCAATAACTCTTTAGCAATAGCTGTAAAAGAGTCTAGGTTCTCTGCTTTAATAATAGGTATAGTGAGTTCGCCATCATCGTTGATAAGAAAATCAGGAATGTCATCTTCTGGCGCATCTTTAAGACCAAATGCTTCCAACGCTCTATCGCTACGCTTACTAGAGCCATACTCAGCTAACTTTTTACGAGCAGCTTCTTTGGCTGCAGGATTGTCTAACTTAATTACACCATCATCTGTTATAGATATAAGTAAGTCCTTATCAATGATTACGGGATTACCTGCAGCATCATATGCATCTTTACTACGTGCGCCAATTGCCTGTTCAAAACTCATAATGAGTTGCTCACGTATTGCTTGATTTTCGTCAGCTACTTTTTTAGCTTCGCCACGCTTTATTTTTTTCTGTTGTGCTGTGTTAGCTGTGGCTAATCCAAGGTTAAACCTTTTATTATTAGCTATTTTCTTAGCCTCTGCTGTAGCAGCTTTTGCTGCATTTTTATACTGCCTACCTAATGTGGACACAGAACCCAATACAGGAATAGCCTCTAGCATGGTAAAGAAATTTATCATTTCTCTACCCCATTGTTCTGCTGCATTTTTAGGACTTTGTTTAGCACCTGCAGCTATATATTCATTAAAAAAATCATAGCTTGCTTCGTTGGTTTCTTTCCATGTTTCAAAGAATGACTGAGCAGCATCTACACTCGCAGCACCCGCTTGTTGCATAGACATGCCTAAAGAAATCATAGCATCAAATGCATCAGCACCACCGTAAGCTATAAAGTCTTTGAGTGGACCATCATCCATCTTAGGTATGACTAATGTTTCAATAGCTTTATCTCTACGAGCATTGTTTACAATTACATCTTCATCTAAGTCTATTTCTGGCAACGCAAAGTCTAAACCCGTCCTGCCAATCATGGCTTCCCGTATTTCTGCTTGCTGTCTAGCCTCTTCTATTGCCGCCTGCTCCTCTTCATAAGAGAAATCAACAGCCATTGCAACTTCGTTCAACATTGCTTCTGTGCTATCAGCTTCGGCTACTGCTTTCTCATAACGAGACAGTGCTTCTGTATCAACAGGCTGTTCAGGCTCAGTAGGACGTAGCACTAAAACAACCTCGCCCTCATCATTAAACTGAGGAATCATTGGATCTTTTTCGGCACGGTCTTGTGGTGGGACGTAAGTATCTACAGGTTCAAAAGAGTTGTTTATTAGCTGATTTAACTCATCGTCTGATTGAGGTTCTACTTCTTTTTCTTGCACTACAGGCACATTAGGAGTGACAACAAGATCAGGTTGAACATCATTATCAATCTGATTTTGTACTTCAAATTGTTGATTAATTAACGCCTCAAGTTCTGCGTCAGTCTGACTTTGTTGTTCTAAGGTCATATAAATTTATATCCTGTCCACAATAATTTTACGGTACCTACTTGTCCATCTGTATTTGTTGTTGTAAATTTAACAACAGCATTTTTACTAAACTCACCAGCGTTAGCACGTTCCTTTAAACTGCTCATAGTAACATTTTGTTGATTAGTTAAGTCTACAAATTTTGTATAACCAGACCCAACTAAATTGGGGTCTTCGTTACGCAATTTGTTATAATTTACCTCTGCTTTATTTTTAAAAGCTAAAATTTGCCTATCGACAGAGGCTATAGCGGCTCTTGCGTTTTGATGCAACAAACCAAACTTTGAAGCATCTGCATATCCCGTATCTATAATTTCTTGATACGCTGATTTTTCTAAGTCAAATGCTTCGCCTTCGTTACCAGCTATGACAGTAGTAATTTTACCATCAATACCTTTTACTGCAAATTTAGACATTGCAGTATCCGCATAGCTTTTGATAATAGTGGGTATGCTTGTCACCAAATCTTTATCAAACTGACCTGCAGAGTCAGTGGCACCGCCTTCTCTTAATTGAAACTCTAGCCATTGTGTGTGGGCTTCTTTACGTTTTTTCGTTAAGTCATCAATTAACTGTTGATTAGGATTAGGCTTATCTTGTTCTGCCATTATCCGTTCAGTTAACTCAACGTGCAATGCGGTATATGTTGTATTTCTTTTCTTTTTGTTGGCATCGCTTATTTTAGCCTGACCTTCAAGACCAGCTAACAAACCTTTTCTATCAACCGTTGCTTGACCAATATTAAAGGATTGTCTAGTTTGTGCAGTAATAGGAACCTGCTGATTAATCCGTTCAGATAAATCTACCCCCTTTAAAAAGCCTGTACCTACGACATCACCTGCACCTAACGGTTGCATAGACGTACCTGCAGGACGCATACTAGATATTAACTCTGGAAGAGTTGCCGAATCTGTCCCCTGAGAAAATTTAACAAGTGTACTAACATCAATACCTGCATCTGCACTTTCAGTAAATGCTTTGTATGCACGTTCTGCACCAGCTAAATTACCACCATAATCTTTAACAATCCTAACGGCATCTGTATAGGTAGCGTTTGGGCCTAGAGTAGATTGGATACCTTCAACGTATGTTGTCATCGCTTGATCAAACTCTTCTTCTTTTGCTTTTTGGGCTTCTCGTTTTAATCTACGCTCTTTAGCCACGTTTTCTGCACGTTCTTCTGTACGCCGCATATCATCTTGCAAACGCTGGTCTAAACTTTTAGCAGCACCGCCAATTACATCAGCCAATCTAATCTTCATTATTGTCTCCGTGCCATTAATCCAGTTGAAGGCTCTTCAGTTTCTTGTTCTTCTTCGTCTGGTGTCTCATCATTTTTCTTAACACTGTCCATATTCTCTAGTTTTCGCAGTGTTTTTTCTACGAGGCTGCGTCTTACCCTGTCTTTATCTGGATTGTCTTCTAAACCAGATTCATATTCTACACCTGCACTGTCTCCTATAAGCATCATCATTTCTGCTAACAAAGGCATTACAAGAATACCCACATCAATTGTATGTACACCTTCCATAACTGCACCAAGCTGCAGTGTATTTGCTACATCAGCTACAGGAACACCCATTTCCATTACATCAATTAATTGGTCAGTAAAATCATCGTTAGACATGCGTTCAAGGTAATACTCAATAGCATCATCTACTGATGCAATTTGTGGTGGAGATTGCCAAGGTCTAGCACCAAACTCTGCAGTTAAAGACATACCGGGTATTGGAGCATCAAATGAAAAATCAGTACTACGAGCCATTTATTTCGTTCCTTTTATCACGCAATATTTTAAAGTGTGAAGCAACACGCATTACTGGACTATCCATATCATTTTCTTTTTGTTCTTCTTTACGTCTAGGCGCAAGAAGCCCACTTAAAGTTTTCTTTGGTTCTTTAACGTGAGACATTTCTTCTACTTGCTTTGATATTGTTTTGTACGTGGATAGTACAGGATTATACGTACGCATTTTGTTTCACCCTTTTTCTTTCTACAATAATATCCATTGCTTTTTTGGTAAGCCATTTAAGTGCAGGCTTGTTGCTAATAAACTTAGCATATGCTTGACCGTGTTTCTTATATAATTTTTGTAACCACTCTGGTGCGTCATATCGCATCCATGTACGGAATACAAACCAACGTGGATCTCCTTTACCATATACTTCACGAGCCACCCAACAAAACAGATTACCAAAACCGTATTGAATACCAGCACCCAAGACCGTACCAATCAAACCACCAACAGCCTGACCATTTGAAGTGCTTGATCTTTCTTCTTCAACTTCTTTACGTGTCTTAGCATCTAACTCTGCTATAGCCATATCAACAATTCTGTCTTGAGAATTTTCTGCAGCAGTTACCGCCCACTCCATCGTATCAGCATAAAAGTTCCATAGGTTATCATAAGCCTGTTTACCTATGTCTAACGTAGCTGCAGCGTTTAATTCATTGACTCTGTTAAGTGCGGCAGTATCTGCAGTGGCTAATTGTCTACGCCATTGCACATTTGATTGAGCAATTACAAGCTGGTTTTGTGCATTAAACTGGTCACGTTGGTTATTTAACTCTGCGTTAAATCTGTTAATTGTATTAGCTTGCCCTGCATTAAACTGCGATTGTGCGTTTTGCTGAGTAGCATTAAACTGTGCTACCTGACTGGATAGATTAGCAAAGAATTGATCGACTTGATTTTGGCTAGATGCATTAAATTGACGTGCTGCATTTTCTGCAGCTTGGTCAGTAAACATTGCTTGCACACGTTGCTGCGCACGAAACAATTCAGTTTGTTGTCTATTAGATAAGTTAGCCATATCAATTTGCAAGAATGATTGCGCATTTTGTACTGCAGCTTGTTGTCTATTGGATAGGTTAGCTGTGTCTAGCTGTGCTAATGCAGATGCTTCAGCCATAACCAATGCTTGTTTATTTGATAGGTTCTGTAGGTTCACTGTGTTAGCGGCACGAGAGTTTTCTAACTGTACCTGCTGTTCTGCTGTAAAGTTTTGATTAGCAATATCACTAATCTTACTAGCATTCATTACTTTCATTTGAAACGCTTGGTCAAACTCTTGACCCATAAACCTAGCACGTTGTTCCGCTGCAAGCATTGCAGACTGCTGCCTGTTAGATAAGTTCTGTGCTTCAAAAGCAGCAACAGTTTTTGCATCTGCCATTGCAATAGGCATTGCAGACTCCATAGCGGCCTGTACAACGGCTTGACCAGCAAGAGATGATGCACCTAGCCCACGTGCCGCCATAGCTGATGTAGCGGCTCTCATGGCCCCTGCAGCCCATGCTGGTGTAGCACCGCCTTGGAACTGTTGCATTAATCCATCAAGTTGTGTAGCCACCATAGTTTGAGCAGATGGATTAGCCGTAGCTGCTGCAGCTTGTGTTTGTGCAGCTACTTGTGCGGCTTTAGTAGCATCCACACCTGTACCACTAATCAGTTCACCTTGTTGTATCTGACGTTGTACAGGATTGTTAATAAGTATTGCGTTACCCTGTGCTGCTTGTAAATTACCTACAGACGATTGTGTTTGCTGTGCGGCAGTGACTTGCAGTCTTGGGTCATTTGGGTCTGACTGTGCTGCTTGTGTAGCAGATACAGCAGCATCTACGTCAGCAGCAGCAGTGTCTGCTTGCACTAAATTAGCTGTAGTTTGTCCGGGTTGTTGCGCTTGGGCTGTCAATGCCATAGCTGTAGGTGTTTGCACTTGTCCTGTTACTGTTCCAGTTCCTGCAGCAATATCTTGAGATGTATCGTAAGGAATAAACTGTGCCTTTGTAATTTGATCTTCTGTTAGTTTAGGATCATACATTTGCTGTACACTAAAGTCAGTTACACCCGACATTTGAGATTCAGATTGTGGTGTACCACCTGTCTGCATTTTAACCACACCACCTTTAGCCATTTGCATAGCTTTGTTTGTGTAGTCATTCATCTTCTGCTGTCGCATAGGGTCTTGTGCAAGGAAGTCTTGGAACCCCTGCATATTACCTTGATAGCCCATAGACCGTGCTATCTTCTCCATGCCACTAGGTTTAAATGCTTTAAACATTGCCATTTTACAGTTCCCTACTCAATACTTTATCTAGTTTATCTTCCACACGATGCAGTGCGTCCATAACCTTATTCATATCATCACGTAATTCCATGCGAGTTGCATAATCTTCACGTGTTTTGTTCAGCAAAATACCTATGCGCTTTTGTTCTTTGCTGTGTTCATTAAGAAACCAAGCAACACCAGCTACTACAACACCAAGCAATAAATCAATAAGGTTTGTCATTTCCATGATTAAATCTCGTCAGGCCAGTCGTTAATAGGAGCATTACCAGTTGGATTTCCATCAGCATCTACAGGCACATCGAACAATGCAATGAAAGCATCCAAGTCTGCAGCATTGTCTATGGCAGTTTCTATTGTGTTGCTGGCTGTGCGTACTGCTGCACGATAAGTTGTGATTGTGCTGGGTACAGTATACCCGGATACTTCAGCAGCCTTTACGACATGCCAGTCAGTTGGCGAAAGAAGTGAACCTGCTGTTTCTTTTGTCTTTGCTTTATGTATAGACTTGAGGCCAAGCGTTATGACTTGATTACCATCTTCATCTAAAACTGGATTGTTATTGTCATCAACTTCATTGATGTCAGTTAGTGATCTTGGTATTAATGTGCCATCAAGATCACGCCCCCAATAGAAACGATTGTCGAAGGGTGCTGCGCTTGCAGGTGGCTCTTCCCAAATGATGTTGTACCTCGCTTTTGTTTGGTCAGAATAACGCATCCACAATGCCGAATGCAACCGACCTTCCGTGTCTGTCCAAGCCTTTCCCGGCTTTAAAGTTAGTAGTTCGTGTTTCCAAGGCATATTTATATTCTCCTATCGTGCATTGGCATATTTAAATGGGGTTTCGGCAAAGGCGAGGTAGATAAAATTATGTCCAGCGGCGGCGTTTGTTTCGCCATAGGAGGCGTTTCTAATCTTAAAGCCGTTGCTTAAAAAATCTACTTTCAAAACAGTGCTTGCGCTTTCTGCACCACCTGTATTTGGATATAAAAAATCGTTCATTTCATTAAACGTGCTTCTATCTGTGTCCAGTATTAACCAATTTACTGACCCATTGTTTGTGTTTTTTATCATAACCCATGCTGGCCTAAACCCTGTGTAGGTAAAAGGGCCATCTGCACTATTGTTGGCGACATATAAACCAGTCTTGCTGAAGCCATCCACGCTGTGGAAGCAGTAGGCTATGAAATCGCCGCCGCTAATATTCGTTCTGTTTGAATAGCCAGTTGTGAAAACTGTGCTAGTTGGGTTTGCACCCCATTCATCTGCCCACGTTGTTGCTGGCGCACCTGTGCTATCTAAACTATAAACATTACTTGTTGTAAAGTTGCCAATATCAGTGCTTCCAACCGACCAGCTTTGTGCATCGTTTAGGCGTTTGCATATGATTAGTTCAGGTGCCGAAGCAAGGCCGTGACCTATTGTTGATGTTTGCCCAGTGGTAGTATTTACACCTGAATAACTGACCACGCTAAACCCTGCATCCTGACTAGCTGATACAACAGACTGTATAGAACCTTTAAAATTTGATGACCCGTGTGTTTCTGTAGTGTTAGCTTGTCCACCCATACCACTATGTGTTGAACAATAGTAGTACAAAGTTGGCGCACCTGCAGCTACAGTTATAACTGTTTTTGCGCCAGCAGAACCCGGTGTTCCCGAAGTTGTTACGCCTACTGTATACTCTGAGCCACTGTTGTGTGTTCCATCTGATGTAGTAGAAAAGCGAAGTGGATGTGTGGCATTACTACTGTCTGATTGGTCAAATGTATATGTGCCACCTTCTTGTAAACTTAATGTTACTGCACTTGTTCCAAAATCATCAAACCTGAATTTGTTACCACTGTCGGATACAACTTTTACTGTATATGTTTGTGTAGGAGAAGGACCACCAGCTTTCCAAGTCCAAGCTACATAACTATTACCACTTGTATTAGTATCTCCTAATGCTCCAATTGTAAAACCATTGTATTCAAGTTTTGTACCATTATTTGTATTTGTACTTTCTATGGCGTTTGAATTTGATATTAACTGCTTATAATCACCTCTAACAGAATCTACAAGATAATGGTCTGTTGAAGCAGTGGTTCTATTTTTAATCCACACTAAATCCGGCGCAACTATACCTTCTACTGGAATGTTGTCATCTACTATTGCTAATGCATCAGTAGGTGGCGTGTAGTAAAAACTACCATAGCCATTAGCATCTGAAGCTGCTGCTGACCCTGATGTTTTACTTCCAGCAAAAGTATCATCAGCACCAAAGTTAAATGTACTAATTCCAGTTCCTGCACCGGGGGACATAGTAAATGGTCTATAAGATCCGGGTGCAATAGTAAATGGACTACCTAAAGATACACCATTCTTATATATAGTCATTACTTCATTTTTTATTTGAAAACCAATTATATCTCCAGTTGTTGCAGTAGTACCTATCCAAGCATCAGATGTTCCATAAGGATTTTCTGATCTATAACCATTTTGAGGATACCAAAAATATCCATTAATGCTTCCAGCACCTGTACAGCTTTGGTTTGCATCAACTATACCCATCCAAGCAGTAGATAAATTAGTTAGGTCTACTTCCCAATACCAGTTACCAGAAGAGTTAAAAGCTAAAGTAGTAGTATGGTGTCCATTAGCACCATCATGAGTATATCTTAAATTACCTTCTGAAAGACGTGAGCCACTACTATAAGAGTTTTTAGGGTCAAATGTATTAAAGTTCTGTGTAGGGCTATCTGTTTTTACATCGTGTGAATCAATTGTGCTACCTATAATACCAAAATTTCTTCCCGATCCTGATTGGTCATCACCAATATTTGTTTGCGCTGTTGTACCATCCGCTGTGGTAGCCGTTCCTGTTCCTTCATATGTTAATCTAAAACCTGTACTACCATATGTTCCACTATACGCTTTAGGTATCCAATACCCGTTAGACCCTACTTGTCCAAATTCTTCTGGACCATATGCTTGTCCATCTACAAAAATAGTATCTGCTAAGTATGCATCTAGCCCATACCCTGTTGCAGAAGGATGCACACCAAGATTATGTTCAACAGCCGCATTTACTGCTTGATCTCCAGATAAAGATAATCTGTTGTCAGTAGCAAACGATGTTATTTCTGTACCGTCTACGTATAAACGCATTTTTTCAGCATCAGTTGCATTGTCTGTATCTAACACCCATACAATATGATACCAATCACTGACACTTTGAAAAGATTTATTAGACTTTAACCACAATGTTGATTGACCAGTAACTGTTAAAGCATCCGTTGCTCTCCAAACTAACATCATAAAAGTGCTATCGGCAGCACCTGTATTTGTACCAAATATATAATGATCATTTCCACTTGCTAAAAGATCAGTTCGTTTCATCCAAGTGCTAAATGTCCACTTTCGTCTATTGCCACCTGAACCAAATGTTCTAGCTAATTCGTGTTCACCTGCTCTATCAAATAGAAGACCATTAGCAATAGTAGTAACATCTATAGGATGTTGTGCGCCACCTGAACCAATGTGTTGTGTTGCACCGTTGCCTGTGTAAAGTATAGTTTCAAAGTAATCGTCAGCTTGTTCACTTTTGTTGGGGCCAATAATTGAATCTGGAAGGTTGGCTGTGCATAAGGCTAATGCACCTGTTGGCGGTTGCCATTTGAAATCACCATAGCCATTTGCATCTGAATATCCACCAGATGTTGTTTCGCCAGCGAATGTGCCATCTTGCCCAAAGTTAAAAAATCCCACTTCACTTGAAGTGCCGCCGCCCATACCGACAAATGGTATCCAATCAATATCTGTTCCAGACGGTATAGTTACTGCACTACCTAATGAGCCGCCATTTACTGTCCAAGCAATAGTTCCAGCATCTGCATCAAATACAACTCCACATCCTTCATTTTCAGCCCAGCCTGTTATAGAATCGTATGCTGTTCTAGTTCCTTCAACATTCTTTTGACCATTTCTGGACGAAAGAGTTACACCAGTATCCCAACCACCCCTGCTTCCATCTATATCAACAGTCGGTACATTGATGCCTACAGCGTGCAATTCGTTATCAGTTGAGTAGTTAAAAGATTTTGACCAATGCTCCCAATACCACTTACCAGACTTAGGCAAAAGAATGTTGGCAACAACACCTCTATTATTTGTTGATGTTGTATGCCGCAAATTTCCTTCGCTAAAAGTCATATTAGCGTGTGGGAAAACTGAATTTATTGTTGGAAAATTATTAGTCGGGCTATCCGGCACGACATCATTTTCATCTAAATTATATGCAGTCCAGTGATTTCCATTACCAGACGCATCATCATAAAAATTGCTAGTCGTAAATGGGCTATCATAACTTAAAGTTGGAGAACCACTTGTAGTACCATCATTATTTTCGGTGCTGATGTCATCGCCAAGTGTAGCATTTACAGCAGTTAATAATTTAGTGCCAGTAACTGCTGTTAAAGTTGTTGTTGGAACAGTAATGTTATTATCGTCATCAGCATAAACAGTGTTGCCAATAACATATCTAACATTGCTTAGTGACCCACTCATACCTTGCCCATGTGGATCGCCTAAAATAGTATCGTTTGAACTATAGGCTTTGTTAAAATTTGTTGCCTTTCCATCTGATAAAGTCCAGCTAGAAGATACATTTGAAATAGACGTTAACCTTGTACCATCAATATATGCTCTTAATGTTGTGCCATCTCTTTGAAATACCATATGATGCCAAGTGCCGTTAGATAAAGTAACGTTACCAGCTACAGCCCAAGCTAATGATTGCCCATTACCTGAGTAAAAATAAATATTTCTAGTTGAACTTCTAAAATCATAACCAATTAAGTGATAACTTGTTGCATAATCACCCATAAAATTACCGTAGTTAGCACCTACATCTTGTGTCTTGAAAAAGAACTCAATAGTAAAATCATCTGATGCACCAATGACAAAAGAGGCGGCATCCGAATAAGTAACTGCAGCAGTACGGGCTGTTCCAAAGTTTATACTATTTCCACCTGTAACATCTTGTGTAAATGGAAGATACCAACCGTTGTTGCCGTAAGTAATTCCCGATGTTTCTTTAGGAACCCACACTCCATCTATTGTTTCAGCAAAAGTGCTAATAGGTACAATTGAACCGTCTATAAAATGTGCTTCGGCAAGATATAAGTCTAAATATGTGGATGCATTTGATTTACGGACAATTCTTTGTAATTGACCATTAACACCAAGTTTACCTAAATCTGTTGATTGTGAGGCTTCATTGTCTAATTCACCATTAACATAAATTTTAACTTTAGACTCTCCGTCTGCATCATAAGTTACATATAGATGATACCAAGCTGATGGGTCACGCCTAACGGCGTTACCAGTAACTGCTGTTGTACCATTACGAGCAAATGTAAAGTTATTTAGGCTTTGATATCCAACGCCATCAATGTAACTAGAGCCAGCAGACAAGATATACCCATCACCTATCCCAGAACCCCACGTTTTAACCCACGTTGAAAAGGTCATCTTGCTACTATCCGTAGCAGCACTGCTTGGTGTAAATTCTAGGTATGAAGTACTACCATCAAATCTCAAGGATTGATTAATAGCATAACTACCTAAAAGCGCACCACCAGCAAGTGCGCCACCGGGATCACCAGCACCGCCTAGTCCAGCACCGTTAGCTTGAAGAATGCTCATCTTATGTTAATGCCCCTGATACAGAAACCAAAACTCTATTGTCACCTGTTGCAGCTTTTACAAAGTATGCTAGGTGATATACGCCAGCAGTAGCTAATGCTGTTAAGGCATCTGCGTTAATAGCTACCATAGCGTTAGCACTGATTGTGCCACCACCAGTAGTTAAGAAGATATTGCCTGATTGACCAGCTACAGTATTGCTAAAGGTAAGTTCATCATCACCTGTTGTGGTAGCTTGGAAATTGGTGTTGTCAGTCAAATCAAAAGTGATGACATTGGCACTTGGTGAGTCGGTTGTTATAGCGTCAGTTCCATCTGAACTTAAAGCACGTCCTGTTACCGTTACACCTGCAGCATCAATCTCTACTACAGTAGACGAAGTATCTTGTATTTTGATACTACCTTCACTCGTAGCATTATCAATAATACTGTCTGTACCATTGTGATAAATTTCTAAATCATTACCTGTACCAAACCGCAAGCGGTCATCTGTTGCTGCACCACTGTCATCAAACTCAATGTTAAAGCCATCAGCAGTAAGTGTACCACCCAAAGCAGGTGATGTGTCACTTGATATACTTGTTCCCGGTAATGCTTCAAGTTGTATTTTACCACCAGTATTATCATATGTCAACACATAATTATCTTGACCTACGCCTACACTTTGATCTGCGTCAAAAGTAAACACACCTACGTTAACATCACCTGTTCCGTTAGGCGTAATAGTAACATTACCATTGAGGTCTGTGCTTGATATTGTGTTTCCATCAATTTGAATATTATCTACACGTAAATCGGTTACAGCACTATTTGTACCAATGGTTACACCATCAATAGCACCACTATCAATGTCAACCTTGCTAATATCAACTTCACCTGTACCATCTGGTGTCAGTGTAATGTTGCCGTTTGTATCTGTTGATGTGATAGCATTACCGTTGATGTTGATGTTATCTATCTGTGCTTCAGTAACCGGGCTGTTTGTACCTAATGTGATACCATCAATAGCACCGCTGTCAATGTCGACTTTGCTAATATCAACTTCACCAGTTCCGTTTGGTGTAAGGGCAATATTGCCGTTAGCATCCGTGCTTGTAATAGCGTTACCATTAATGTTAATGTTATCAACATCAAGGTCTGTGTTAATTACAACTGTACCAGTTCCATTTGGTGACAGGTTAATATCACCATTGGTGTCTGTACTACTAACCGTGTTACCATTTACATTAACATTACCAACGGTAGCACCAGAAGCATTTAACTTCAAGCGTTCTGCAGCAGCAGCACCAGATGACATGGTTTTAAATATGAGGTCAAATTCTTCAGAACCCGGAGTTAATCCAGTAGTTACAGATTCAACTACACCGCCTGTTTCAAGCGTTCCTGAAGCAGTTTCTGTAGAGAACTCAATACCAGTACCAATGCCCACAGCAGGTGTACCACTGCTTTGTGCTTGCAGTTTAAGAACGTCAGTAACAGCATTGGTGGTAGAGTTTTCTACATTAAGTGTAAGACCAGTATCTGCTACGTGGGTAAGTGTTACATCAGTAGGGGCTGCACCAAAATTAATTATAGCACCATCTGATGATAACGTAACATCATCACCAACATCTAAGTCACCAGTAATATTAACATCTGTGCTAACATCAATCTGCCCAGTTACATTTATACCGTCTGCGTCCGTATCAAATTTCTTTACATTGTCATGGTATATTTCTACCGCACCATTAACGTCCATAGCAATAAACTGTTCAGTTCCTGTGTCACTACGCAAAGTAATGTTATCGCCCTGAACATATAATTCACCTGTGTTGTTTTCAATGTAGCTATTAGTAGCATCATGGTATATTTCTAAATCGGGTGCAACACTATTACCAAATGTAGCTTTTTCAGTATCGTCAAGATGTATACCATCTAGTGCAAGACTACCTGTAATTGCAACACCCGTTGATGTTGTTTCAAATTTCTTGCTGTTATCATAATATAATTCTACTGCACCATTTACATCTGCTGCAATATAAGTTTCTGTACCTGTGTCACTACGAAGTGTAATGCCATCACCTTGTACAAAAAGTTCGCCAGTATTATTTTCAATATAACTATTTGTTCCATCGTGGTATAGCTGCAAATCATTGCCTGTACCAAACACACCTTTAGCACTATCCGCAAACTCCAGTGCATTATCGCTGGCATCAAATACTACGTTATTAGCTGCGCCTGTAAGAGTAACATCGCCAGTAGTAGTCACATTTACAAGATTAGCTGTACCAGCAAGGTGAAGGTCTTTATACTCAAGAGAAGATGTACCAAGGTCTAGTGTGTTAGTCGTCTTAGGACGCATTTCTGTAGACGACACAACCACATCTTGCACAGGACCAACCACCGTAATTGGCCCACCTTCTGCAGCAGTACCATCGTGCGTATGTCCTGTGGTAGCATTAAAGGCTGCTTCAATGGCATCATATTCGCCATCAAAGTCAGCAGCGTTAATTACGTTACCGTCAGCAATATTATTAGCTGTATCGTTTCTAGTGTATCCTGTTCCCATAGTTTTTACCTTCTTGAGTTAGTGGCATACTCTACCGTTAATGCGTCAAGGGAAAACGGCGGTGCCTCTGTAGCAGAATCAAACAAGAATGAAACTGCAAATCCTGAACCAACAACTTGACTTTCAAATAGTTTAACTAGCTTGGCTCCATATGATGTTACACCAAATGTGCCTTGTCCGAAGAAACCAACAGTACCTTGTGTGTTTTGAATGTTAATAGGTGCTGGTTGTATTATGCCAGATTCGTCAAAATCTAGCTTTAGACTTAAATCAAATGCCACACTACCTTGCGGGTCTGTGTACAAAAATATCTTGTAAAAAGTTTTTCGTACACGTGGATCTTCAATTGGAATAAATGGCGTAGCAAAAGTAATTGTAATTGCTGTACCATCAAAATCACTTCCCGACTCCATTTGATACAAGTAGCCATCATTATTAGCAAAGACCACGACTTCTGTATTTAAGTGGTAGTTACTGTCTGCTACATATGCTCGTATGCCTCTTGTTTCCGCATACTGCATATTTGCACCACCCTGCTCTGCAAACTGCGTAGCAATAATACCTTGGGCATTCTCTTGTGTAATATTGTTGTTGTATCCTAATATTCTATACTGTGATTTTTCTCTGATAACACAGCTTGAAAAATTTGTGTTTGCCGAAATAAATGTAGTTAAGTTATCCTGTATAGCCTTAGATACAACGCCTAATCCAAAGTCGCCAATTCTATCTGTTGCACTCAACAGTCGCAGACCATCAGGTGCCAAGAACATAATGTCACCACCGACTTCTTGAATGGTGTCACTTTCAATACAGCCAATGTCGTTTGTTACTGGTTGTAATGTAAAGTCTGCAATAGTGTTACCAACTAATCTTTGTATAGATACTTCAGTAAAAATAATTAGCTGGTCACGAAACACTTCTAATCCAGTAATGGGTGAACCTATATTAATTGCACCTGCGCCGTTGGCTACTGAAAAGTCATTATCTGTATACGGTGCAGTAAAATTAAGGTTAGTTCCTTTACCAAAGAACAAAGCATTTTTAAAGTTACTTACAAAAGATGCGCCTTTTACATCTGCCGGAGCGTCATTTAATACTGTAAATGTGCTATCATCATACGTGGCTGGTGCATTAGCACCGTCAACTATAGCAATCTTTTGTGTACCATCGTAGTTGTACTTAGCAAATCGTGTGCGTGAGGCACCTTCTCTACTGGTAGATATAAACGTAATAGCGGCATTGTCTGCTGGGCTAGAGTTAAGTGCCGGGTCTATGCTAATGGTCGCTGCACCCGATGTAACTGTAGGTGCTGCCGTAACTGTGTATACTAAGTCTACACCTGCAATAGTAAACTGGTCTTGTGCTTGCGGCGTAGCGTCTAAACCATCTACTGCTAAAGATGAACCTGTTTGACTTCCACCGTTTACTAATACCGTACCATAACTAGGAACATTTATTTTAGTATAGCCAGTACCTGTAGTACTATATATGTCATCATTTTTAGCAACAATGGCTTGGCTTTCCCAACTTGCTACGCCTAGTGCTAAATAGTTTAGTACAGTAGATACAAACGTAACATCATCTTGATCTGACGGATTAACCACCATTGTCTGGTCAAGTGTTAATGTTGCTCTGTTTACGCTTGCAGAAAAACTTACACCACCTGTGGCTATACTATATCTAAAACTAAGAACAGCATTATCTGCTGGAGTAACTGCTAGTGTTGGTGTTATTGTAAGCGTAGATGCTGTACCGACAAGAGCCGTTGCTGCGCTTACTGTATATACAGTTGTGTCACCTGCTATAGTAAATGTATCGCTTGCGGATGGTGCTACATCTAATCCATCTACGTCTAGTGATGTACCTGTCTGTGATCCACCTGCTACTGCACCACCTGTAAATGTTAACACATCACCTGCGACTGGTGTTTGATGTATATTCGCTATTGTAAGTGATGTGCCGCTTTGACTACCGCCGTGTACCTTTGGTGCGCCATAAGGCGGAATTATATTACTGTCGTATTTGTCATAGCCCTCAATTCTACGATAGCCACCCTCAACAGACGGTTCAAAGTTACGTAGTATTCTTGCGCTACCCGGTGCGTTAATACCTTGCTGTAAAGGTGATAGATTACTAATAAGACCACCACGAAACTCAACGGCATAGGTTTTCCATGCGTCAGCCATAAATTACCCCTATGTTATCGAAGAATATCCGTATCTAAGTCCACCACCTGTGTTTTGCGGAATCATATAAGAACGTACATACCGTGTACGATTAATCAACATTGAACGCATATATTTAATGCCTTCATCAAACTTTTCTTTCATTACCAATGCGTCTTGTGTATTACCACGGAACAAATATGCATAGTGCATAGCACCGTCTACAATTACGTGAACAAACCTATCTGGTATTACTATTGTATCGCTGTTTGCAGACAAGTCTGATGAAAAGTTAAAGTACTCGTACACTAACTCATACGCAGCGTTTGGTTCTGGTGTTAAAATAAATTCAAGGGAAGGGGCATGTACTACACGGGTGGGAACACCTTGAAAACTGGTGTTGTTATATTCTTGTGCTACAAATTTATCTAAGTATTCTTCATATGTCATAGGCAGTATACGTGTAGTAGAATTACCTAATGAACTATTTTCTTTAATTCTAAAAGTATCAAAGTTAATTACTTTACAGTCAGCAGGAAAAGAATAACGGCTCTGATTAGCCGTTAGTGTGGTAGTCTGTGTATTGTGATTAAAAGGCCACTCAAATTCAGATTGATTTATATATCTAATAGATGCATTAACTGCATCCTTTGCATGTGCATAAAAACCTGTCGCACTTGCAAAGTTTGCGGAAGTTAGTTCAACTTCATTCAAACGTCTGTTTACTTGATTTACTAATTGTAAAAATGTTGTAGCCATTTAAGGTTCCTCAAAAGAAAAGTGAAGGGGCAAGTTGCCCTGCCCCCTCAACTATTTAGGCAAGAGTGTCACGATCTACTTCAGCAGCAGTCAGTGAACCGGGATCAGTACAATCCATTAGGATTGCCCAAACACGGAACTTACCTGTTGACAATGTGCCTGTAAGAGTTGCAATCTTCAGGTCAATGTTGTCATCAGCTACAGCCATTACTGGCTGGTACACTGCTGGGTTCTGTGCTACAACACCTGCTGCAGATGTGCCGTCAAAGCCATCTACAAAAACGTCAGCATCTACGCCTGTACCCAAATCAAGGGTCAGAGCAGAAGCAGAAGTTTGTGCTGTATCAACTTCGATACCTGCATTCAAAATGCAAGTACCTTTTGGAACCGCAATTGCAGGAATTACATCAGCAGCAGCAAGAGCAGAACCCTTGTCTGACAATGCTGTTGCAATGTCTACAATTGTTGACACAAAGTATGGGTTACGACCACGCTGTGAATTACCACGTGCGGCCTGAAGAGTATTATCACCTAAAGCCATGATTTAATCTCCTTTACGCTAAGTGGTAAATGGCGTTGACAAGAGCCTCTGGACGGAGAATCTTGCGACCATACAAATGCATTCCCCGAACAATGTCGGCAAAGCTATCAGGATCACGGTAAGTTTCAGTCTTGTTGATCTGTTCTGCAGTAGCAACAGCAGAAGAGTGACCAGCAACAATCACACCGTAGTTGGTTGAACTGTTCGCACCAGCGAATGATGGACCAGTACCAACTGAAGGCAAGTTGTTAGACTGATAAACTTGGAAGCCGTGGATTTGGGTAGCAATCTGACCATTTTGCAGACCAGAACCACCAAAATCAGCATTGAACAGACGAGAATCTTCGTCTTTCAATACTTCCATGAACACTGGGTCAAGCACAATCCAGCGACCTTGTGAGTCCACGTTTTGCTGGTCAAGAAGACGAGCCATACGTGCAATCAAAGTCAATGGGTGTGTATCACCAGCAGCAGGAGTTGCGTCAGTTGCGCCACCAGTACGAGGCTGGATAGCAATGGCTTCACCTGCGTTACCTACTGTACCTGCACCGTCAGAGAAGTCAGATGCGTCCAACTTCATTGATGCAAGCAGTTCATCTGTACCAGCAGTTGATACAGCAACAGAACCATTAATGGTTGTGTTTACTGTGTCAGCATTGCTGTGCAGTGCAGACTGTTTGTATCCTGACATGTAACCAAGAACGTCTTGGTCAAATTGGTCAGCCAAACGGTACGCAGCACGATCACTTGCCAGTGACTGGAAGTTTACGTGGCTGTGTGCCTCTTCAATGTCGTCAACCTTAAATGCAAAGTAGTTAGCTTTGTCAATTGTCAGGTTGAAGTCTTCATCGTCAAGGTCTTGCGGAGTGATGGTTGTACCACGCTCGTAAGCCTTAACTGTGATTTCGGGTTCTTTAATGATCCGAACGGAATCACCCATTTGCGCAATTTCACCAAAGTAGTCGTTATTGGTGATTGCTTCAGCAACAGCAGACTTGCGGAAAGCAAGTTGCACCTGTTTGCTGTAAATTACGGGTGAAAAATTACCGTTAGGAAGATTGCCATACCCCGCTGCGGAAGTAAATGCCATTTTTAAATCTCCTATTTTAGCATTTTACAGATACAAACTCGCAAGACTAATCAGGAGGCTGATTCACTTGGGTGCGTATTCTAGTAAGGTGGCCGCCCTACTATTCAACGGGCCATGTTCGTCAGGTAATCCGTAAGACTTGGCTGTTTGCGAATAACAGTGTAACTAGGTGCGCAATAAAGTTACACTATTCTGACTATAGTTATACTTACAAATAACTATTTGTCAACACTTTTTTATCTAGCAGAGCCAGATATATCATAGATAAACTTTCCACTACGGATAGCTTCCATGATTTCGTCAGACCGTTTTTCGTATTCAGACGGTGACATCTTTTGTACTGCAGACTCTTTGAGATATGAGTTCGCTTCATTATCTTGCGGTTTACTACGTGAGTCTTTTGTAGATACCGATTTAGCTGCAGCTTTATCTGACTTAGGCTTTTCTTTACTAATGCCCATGTCAGCTTTGTACAAGTCAATGGCTCTAGCAGCAGAACGTGCATCATTGTCATTGTCATACAGTGCGTCTTGTACCCACTTAGGCTGTTCTTCTGCCCAGTCGTGAAACTCATCACTGTCACGGATTTCACCAAAGTCTGGGTGTAACCGCATTAGTTCTGCTTCAGCTTTTTCTTTTGAAGCACTAGACTGCAACTCATCAATTGCTTTCATACGTTCTTCAAGCGCAGTAGCTTGTTCACGTGCTTTCTTCATTGCAATTGTTTCAACGATAGCTGCCACATCTGGGTATTCCTTTGCCCACTCTTCAATGTCCTCATCGGACTTAGGAAGTTTCATTTCTTTTTGAGCAGCTTCG